TAACGACGCACAACATGGTGCGGGTATTCCAACATCAACATATCCCGGCTTGGGATCGTCGCTGACAATCACGGGGCAGCTTACCAGCACCGAGACAGGCGGAGCGTTAGGGGGGCGTGGTACCTATTCGGTTTCTGATGCTGGTGTCACCGTAGCAGACGAATTGATATGGGCTCTTAATGTTGGTGACCCGCTTGGGAAGCCTCCTGCCAGTCGTCAAATTTCAAGGGGTCCAATCGAGTATTTGCGATGCCAGGACGGCACCACCGGGATCATAAGTTTGGTTGGTAGTTCGCCAGCAGCCTTTGCTCCTAATCTTCAAATCTGGGTTGCGATTTTGATTTCCGCAGAGCAGATCGGTAGCGGAAACGACATTCAAAGCGCGACATGGAAAAATGGCCAAATAACTATGTTCTCACCGGGGCTGTCTTATTTCGGCGGTGTTCTGAACGGTCTTGGGGGCGCAAATTGAAAAACCCACTTCGCGTGCTTGCTATCGTCGTCGCCACCTTATTTTCGACCTTGGCACACGCCGGCCCAGCGGCGGTTGATTGCACAGCATTTGATACGGTCACCTATGCCACGACGCCTATTTCAATTTTGATGACAGGCCCGACTTCTACAGGCTGCACATTTACAACGGGGCCTTACGGAATAGTGTTTGCTGTTGCCACGGCTGAGGCTCAATGCGCTGTCGATCTGAAGATACAGATGACTATCGCTGCCGGGTCGTCGCCTATCAGGGGATCGAATTTTCTGGGAGAGGCTTCCAGCGGCGTTCTGACGGTAGATTCTCTCATACCGGGAATTGGGAATGATCCATGGCTGATAGAAACCGGGCAAATTTTTAGCCCCAATGAAGCACCGTTTACTCCAACAACAATAACTGGACAACTGACACAAAAGACGATTTCCAATTCCAGCCTGAGTTGGAGCGGCGGAACCGTGACCGTCACGACGGCGGCACCGCACCCGTTTGTTAATGGTAATAGCGTTACGATTAGCGGCGTTACGCCATCTGGCTATAACGGCACGTTCTTGGTTGCGTCACACCCCGACTCGACCCACCTAACTTACGCCCTCGTTTCTGATCCAGGAACAGAGACTGTGGCCGGATCGACGATCGCAATCCCAGGAACCTATGGAACATATAGCATTGCAGATAGTGGCGTCACGCAGGCACCCGGTTCGAATATGTATACGCTTCTTCCAGTGCCGGGCGGTATGACGGCCATGACTCCGGTTATGACTGAAAATTCCTGTGTTGGGACTTTCTCAATCCCGGCAATCGCAGGGACATTTACTGGCTCTCCAAATGCGCAGTATTGGATCACTGTTGCGGTCTATAGCACCGCAGGCGGGCGCGCATTGTGGGCTAACAGCAGTGTGAGAATTTTCACATATTGAGAATGACAATTAAAAGAATTTGATGTCACAACGCCGTTACCTCATTACAGCACCGACTCAAGAAGTTGTTTCGCTAGAAATGGCGAAGGCACACTTGCGCGTGACGACAACAGATCAGGACGACCTAATTCAGCTTGTGATCGATGCTGCGGTGGCGCAGCTTGATCCGGCAAGCGGTGGTTGGTTGGGACGAGCATTACGGCCGCAGACTTGGGAAGTTCGGTACGATGGATTCCCTGTTTGGTATTGTGAGGATTATTATTATGACAATTACAGATCGGCTGCGATTGCGTTGCCATATCCGCCGTTAATCTCAATCGAGAGTGTTAAGTACGATGACGGCAACGGTACAGAGCAAACCCTAGTAGAGGGCACTGGCTATCGTGTGATTGGATTAGGTAGTATTCAAAAGTCGTATATTGCACCGATTTACGGTGGATTGTGGCCCTCGTCTGTGCGATGCGATCCTGAGTCTGTAAGGATTAGATTTACGTCAGGATACGAACTTGCAACGATCGACACAATGCCGGCGACAATTCGTCAGGCCGTGTTGCTGATGGTTAAGCACCTTTACGGCCTCGGCGAACGCAACTTGTTCGTAAGCGCCGAGACTGTGGACGGCGTAGGTTCGCGCAATTTCATCGTAAGTGAAAACGCTGCGATGGTGATGAGGAACGCATCTGAGGGCTTGCTCGGCCCTTACCGGATGTTCGAATGACACCCGCCGAAGCGAGGGCGATGTACCTCGATCAGCTAACTTTGCATGGTGAGTATATTTCGGTTCGTCGCTATACAGGCACAGGGTTGTCGCTGACTCATATCGATCGGCCGTGCCTGGCCCGTGTAACGGGATATTTGGCTAATGAACTCGTTGGCGGCATTAATCAGGGCGACCGTAAAGTAATCGTGCTGGCCGAGGATTTGGAAGGCGAGTCGCCTAATTTCTTTCCTACTCAAAGGGACAAAATACTAGTACGCGGCTCTGAATTACAGATCATAAGCGTTAACGACAGCACGCGGCGGATCGGCTCGACGTTGATAGCATATGAAATCCAGGCTCGTGGATGATTGGCCAGACTGGTTCGGCGAGACTGTTGTTATTGTTGCCACCGGACCGAGCGCAGCCGAGGCACCGCTGATAACGGTACGTAACAAAGCGAAGGTCATAGCAATCAAGTCCTCGTGGCGATTGGCGCCATGGGCCGATGTGCTTTATGGGTGCGACAAAGGCTGGTGGGTTGAAAACCGCGGCGTCCCTAAATTCAAGGGCTTGAAGGTTTCGGCCTCGCCGACTGTCTGCAAGGCGTGCAAGGACGTGAGGCTTATTCATCTCGTCTCGAAAGCTAAGATATTGACTGGCGAGGTCGGAAGGGTGGGATGCGGGTTGCGATCTGGTGGCGGCCATTCTGGCTTCCATGCCATCAATCTTGCTGTTCAATTCGGTTCTCGTCGTATCGTCCTGGTTGGTTTTGACATGAGGCTAGACCACGGTTCGCACTGGCATACCGATTTGGTGCAACGCCGTAAGCAGGATCACATCGTCAGAGAATGCCGTGACGCCTTGGATGGCTGCACCAGCCAGTTCGCTGGGCTTGGCGTCGAGGTTATCAACGCATCTATAGTATCGGCGCTGAAATCATTTCCGAAAATGGGGCTGGTAGAGGCGGTCGGTGAAAACAGAACAAGAAGCCAGGAATCGTCTTTGCCCGTTTGTGCAGCTTAAAGCTTGCGCTGCCTCTCGGTGCATGATGTGGCGTTGGGCTGAGAGTGGTGAGAAGGGTTATTGCGGAATGTCGATAGCGCCAGAGGTTCACGTTGCACCGTCAAGGCAGGTCGAGAAGTCTAAATTTGTTCCCTTGTATGTCAGGCAAAATACCTGATGGCAATCAAGACTAAGGTTGATCCGATTAATCGTGACATCGAGTTAATGATCAGCCAAAACCTGTCGCCGTCTGCACAGTCGGCACTATTTGCCGAGTTTGCCGGCGAACAGATTGAGGAAGCAAAGCAAACCAATCAATCAATTCTAGGCCGGATACCGCGCTACACCGTGGCGGTTGATGGTCGGGTTGGTGCTTCGTTAGAGTCTGTCAGTTCAAAGGGCGTTATTAGTGTCGAGTTTGCGCTCGTCAACGATACATTGGCATGGATAGCTGATCAACTCAGTACGCATTCGCCAACGAAAAGTGGCCGATATAAAAAATCCCACACATTATTTGATGATGGTCATGAAGTCGATGTCGGCGGCGTTATTCCTGACGCTGATGAATTTGTGTTTATTAACACCGTTCCATATTCGAATAAGATTGAGCGGGGCTCGTCCTCGCAGGCGCCTGATGGTGTGTATCAGGTGGTGGCCGTCTTAGCTGCGACGCGGTTCGGTAACATTGCCAAGATTAGCTTTTCGTATCGGGCACCATTTGCAGGGTCATTCTTGAGTGCGCGGCAGGGCGGTAACAAGGCTAAAAATCGTCAGCCGGCGATTATCGTCAAGGTTGGAAAATCCTAATGCCAAGCCTTGTCGTTTCAAATGCTTTCAAGGCCAAACTTGGCAATCCCTGGAACAGTCTTCCAGTCGGGACAATGGATATCTGGCCGACGCCGCCTGATGTGAATGCCTTTATCGTTGTGCAGTATCCGGTTGTGAACGGAACGCGGTTTGGGCTTGGGCGTATTTTCTCAGAGGAAGGTGCCGCGCGGATCGTTCTTAACGTCAAGCGAGAGATTGGTATCGATCAGGGCCTAACTTGGGCAGATGCCTTAGCCGCGTTGTTTCGAGGATTGAGGCCGCGGGATTTTGACGGCATCGAGACAATGGCACCGAGCGGGCCAATCATTGATGACAATCTTGAGGACGGCAACTGGCTAAGTTTCGCTGTGATTGTGCCGTATCGTTATTCGTTTGATGGTTAGTGCCCTTCGCGTCCCTGAAGTTTCAATTTCTTGAGTGCCTCGATCTTTGCTTCATCCGTCATAAGCGGACACAGCCTGTTTGATTTAGCCGGTTCACCGTCGCGAGTCTGTGGGCATTTATACCAGG